ACTCAAGATTGACCGTGTTACCAGGAGGGCGGGTGAAGTACAGGCGGCGCTGAAGAAGCTTGAGGCTGCCAAGGAGCCGGCGAAGAAAGAGGCCAAGGAGGATGAGAAGGGGAAGAAGTGAAGTCGTTTCATATCATGATCGATTCCAAGCTGGCAAAGGCGTCAGATGATCCAGTTCGGTATGTCTGCAAGGAGATCGGCTTGTTTGGTGGCGATCAACTGAGAGAACTATTGAGTGAATCACCCGCCATCAAGATAACCATCGAAGAAGCGAAGATCGAAGAGGGGAAGAAGTAGCAACAAAGGAGGGGCCGCACATGGAAGACAGACTCATTGGTATCAAGTCCATCTTGCCGGTAATCGAGAAGATGTACGGCATCACGACATGGAAGGGTGCGAAGAAATTCATATCGAAGAGACATCTTCCATTGCGGCATACTCAATCCGGTAAACCTATGTTTTACACTCACGAGCTCATCAAGTATGACAAGAAGTTTCAAGACGTTTTAGTTCCACCTTGTTCCACCTAGTTCTCTTGCATTAAATATGGGGTTTGTGTCCAATTATGGACATGGACCCCAAGGATGTAGATACTAAGACCATTCAACAGGAAGTATTTCAAGAAACACGAAAAGCCTTGGAAGATTCAGGGCTTACACTTAATTTCCTCGTCAAGAAGCTGAAACGCGAACTTAATGCCAAGGTCACGAAAACCCAGAAAGTCAAAGGCGCAGTACACGACCTCCCGAAGCAATTCCGCAAGATCACCACTACCGGCATTATCGAACGCAAGATGATCGATGGCGAGATGGAGAAAGAATACTCCGATGGTGAGAGCCTTATCCAGTGGGACGAGGAAGCGCACGACATCCAATTGAGGGCGCTGATTGAGGCTCATCGGCTGCGTGGGGATTATCCGGCGGAGAAAAAAGCCCTCCATCATGAGGGCGGAGTGGACATCATCATCAGGGATTGTGTGAGGGAGGCGGATAATGACTAGAGTGCAGGTCTCCCTCCCCTACAACTGGTCACCAAGGCCCTATCAGTTGGGCGTGTGGTCAGCCATGGACGAGGGCAAGCGGCGCGGCGTGCTCGTATGGCACCGCAGGGCGGGTAAAGACATGACCTGCCTGCACCGCACGGTGATCGAGAGCCAGCGGCGCAGGGCGAACTATTACCATGTGCTCCCCACGTACAACCAGGGCCGCAAGGTCGTATGGCAGGGAAAGGATAAGACCGGCAAGCCATTTATACAGGCATGGCCGCAAGCACTCATCAAGGGTGATCCCAACAACACAGAGATGCGGATCGAGCTCATCAATGGCTCTACCTGGCAAGTCGTAGGGGGCGATCAGATAGACCGCATCGTCGGTGTAAACCTCGGAGGCGTGGTATTTTCGGAGTGGTCCCTCACCAATCCCCTCGCCTATGAGTACATGAGGCCGATTCTCAGGGAAAATAATGCGTGGGCTCTGTTTCCCTATACTCCGAGGGGAAAGAATCACGGCTGGGATCTCTATACAATGGCACAGCAAGATCCTGATTGGTTCTGTGAGCGACTAACCGTGGATGATACCGGAGTCATCAGCAAGGAGGATATCGAGGCAGACCGGCGCGAGGGCATGAGCGAGGAGCTGATACAGCAGGAGTATTACTGCGATTTCGGCTCAGGCGTGGTGGGCAGCATCTACGGCAGGTCGATCACAAGGGCTCTCGACGAGGGCAGGATTGGGGTTGTGCTCCACAATCCATCCTTGCCGGTCCACACCGCATGGGATCTCGGGTATGATGACAGCACGGCGATCTGGTTCTTTCAGACCAAGGGTAATCAGGCTTATTTTATCAATTATCTTGAGCACAGGGGCGAGGGATTGAGATGGTATGCGGACAGGCTCGATGACCTCAGAGAGGAGCATGGGTACAGGTACGGTCAGCACTTCGGACCCCATGACCTTGAGCAGCATGACGTATCAACAGGCAGAACCAGGAAGTCTATTGCCTCAGACCTTGGAATAGATTTCATCGTCATTCCCAGGATCAGCAATCAGATGGAGGGTATAGAGGCATCAAGGGCGCTCCTTCCGATGTGCTGGATTGACGCGATTAAGTGCAAGCACGGAATTATGGCGCTTGAAAATTATCGTTATGAATACAACGAAGAGCGCAAGGTGTTTACCAATCTTCCGGTGCATGATTGGTCATCTCACGGGGCCAAGGCGTTTGAAACAGCGGCGTTTGCCGTAAAGAAGGTACAAAACAGATCGAACGGAATCTCGCAGGACCAGTTGAATGCGCTCTACCTCCGCAACGCACCCCCGAGCGTGAGGGCCGCATATGGCAGATAGCTATCCCATTACCAACGGCAGTTCCTACGTCAAGGAACTCTCCGACGCCTACCAGCAGGCATATGGATCATGGTCAACGGCCTGGAGCGAGATGAAGAAAGACGTTCAATTCGCCCTTGGTGACCAGTGGGAAAGCGTCTGGAAGACCTACCTCGAAAGCCAGGGTAGGGCGGCCATGGTCTTCAACAAGATCCAGCGCGTGCTCATGATCGTTACGGGCTACCAGAGAAAGAACCGCCTCTCCCTCAAGGCCGATCCGGTTGAGGGGAGCGACGAGATGACGGCCAATCAATTCACCGGCTGCCTCCTGTGGATACTCGGCGCCAACGGCATGTATGAAACGCTCAGTGATGGATTCGAGCTCGGGCCGCTCGTCAGCGGGATTAATCTCCTGCAGATCGGAATGGACTACACGAAGGACATCATCAACGGAGATCCGCAGCTTTACCGCTTCCCTTACAACTCGTTCATCCTCGACGCTTCCATGAGCCAGCGCGATATGTCCGACTGCCAGTATGCCATCATCCGGCGCAACGTGACCAAGGACCAGGCAAAGTCATTGCTGCCCTTCCTTGAGCCGTCGGATATCGATTCGATACTCATCAAGTCCTCCAATGACAACATGTTCCCTCTCCTGGCAAGCCTCAAGGACAACCTCGGCAAGTCGAAGCTGAGGCTGTACTACTACTGGAAGCGCACGACGAAGGACGCGTCTGTCATTCTCGACAAGATGACAGGACAGATGCATGAAACCGACATGAGCCGGCAGGATCTCGACGCGGCATTGAGGATGCAGTACCCGATGTACGGCGAGAGATATACGGCAGTCCGGAAGGTCAAGCCGGTTGTAGAGCTCGGAATCATACTCAACGACGAGGCTGTCTATCGTGGGACCGACCCGTCAGGCATCGAAGATGATTATCCCCTCGTCCCGCTCATTGGCACATGGATACCGGAGTATGATGACTGGAAGTACAAGATTCAAAGCATGGTCAGGCCGCTCCGTGATCCATCGACCGAAAAGAACAAGCGCATATCCCAGGCCATAGACATCATCGAGAGCGCGATAAATAGCGGGTGGATAGCCAAAGAGGGGAGCGTGGTCAATCCCGACATGATGTACAAGTCGGGTCAGGGCAAGGTTGTATGGAGAAACGTGGACAGCCAGCCCGAGGACGTGCAGCAGATGCGCGGAATCGAGGTTCCGGCATCCCACTTCACCCTTCACCAGCTCCTTGATCAGGAGATTCCCGAGATTGCAGGCATCAACAACGAGATGTTCGGCGCTCCGGAGAATGACAAGCTGGAAGTGGCCGGGGTACTCGCCAAGATGAGAATGGCGGCTGGCATCGTCGGACTGCAGAAATACTTCGATAATTACCGTTTCGCCAAGGTCAGGGTGGGGAACAAGATCATCGAGTGCATCCAGAAGAACTGGACCCCTGATAAAGTGGCTCGGGTTATCAACCAGATGCCCTCTCCCGCGTTCTACACGAAGAAATTCGGGCGTTATGACTGCTCCGTAACCGAGGGATTGCTCACCGACAGCCAGCGGCAGATGTTCTACGCGGAACTGAAGGCGCTCAAGGCTGCAGGAGAACCCATTCCGCTGTCTATCATGGTCGAATACTGCCCCATCGCCATGAAGGACGAACTGAAAAAGGCGCTCAA